TGGCGACCTTGAAGGCGTTGTTGTTGCCCGAGTACGCCTTCTCCCAGCCGGCGCGGAGCCGGTCGGCCGCGTCCTTCGACAGCGTCGCCGGGTGCTCGAGCGCTCCGCCGATGTTCGCGCCGTTCTTGAAGAACTTCGAGGCGAACTTCTGCAGCGCCAGCGATAGGCCGATGGTGTCGCGGGACTTGTCGAGCGTCGCGAGGCCGAGCAGGCCGTTCGAGCTCATGCCGCGGATGTGCAGGACCTCGCTCTGGAGGTGCTGCGACACGCTGCCGTTCTGGAGCCTGTAGCGGTACACCGGCTCGTTGCCGACCAGGGACACTTCCATGTTGGCGGGATAGGTGAAAGGCAGGAGCTCCGTGATGCGCCCGCTGGCGCCGTCGCGCACGATGAGCGAGTAGGCGTTTCCGTGGAGCAGGACGTGCGTGATGAGCTGCTGTCGCCACTCGTAGGCCGTCTGGTAGTTGTTCGGGCTGTCGTGGAGCAGGGCATAGAGCGGGTGGTCGTAGGCTGGCTCCCTGCCGCCGTTGTCCAGCCGCTTGTAGAGCGGGTACGGCAGCATGGCGATGGTCGTGGACAGGACCCGGATGCAGGCTACCACCGCCGACGAGGTCATCGCGGTGTCCTCGCCGACCGGCTCACCCGAAGCCGACTCGACGGAACCCATCGCATCGAGCGCGTTGATCCACTCGGAGAGCGTCATGCGCTTCTCCCGCTTGAAGATGTTCGCCACAGCACCGCCTCCTATAGCACCAGGAGCTCGCGCTCCTCATAGACCGACGCCGTCGTCTTGTGTTTCAGCGCCCTGTCCAATCCCATGATTGTCGCCACGATTCCATCGATTCGTTCCGTGCTCTTGGCCTTGTCCGGCTTGACGTTCTCGGCAGGGTCGCGCGTCACCGTGACGTTGTCCGCCATCCACCGAAGGATCGGATGCCCGCCATGCGCGATGCGCTGCTGCAGTACGAGCGTCAGCAGCTCCTTCGTCGGCGGGCTCATGTCCTTGTATCCCTGGCCGAAGTCGATCATCACGAACCCGTCGGCCTCGAGGTTCTGCCGCATCTGCGTCGCGCCCCATCGGTCGAACGCGATCTCGCGGATCCTGAACTTCTCGGCCAGGTCGCGGATGTCGCGCTCGATGGCCGCGTAGCTGATGCAGTTCCCGTCCGTTGCGGTCAGGATGCCCTGCCCCTGCCACTGGTCGTATGGCACGTGGTCCTTGCGCACCCGCTTGCGGATCTCGTCGGCGGGAACCCAGAACCGAGGCAGGATCCAGTAGGGCGCGTTCTCGTCCTGCGCGAGCTCCATCTCGTTGGGCGGAAAGACCATGACGAACGCCGCGAGGTCTGTCGTGCTCGCCAGGTCGAGGCCGGCGTAGCACTCGCGCCCCGCCAGGTACTCCTCGTCGACGGCGAGCGCACAGGCGTCCCACTGGTGCATCGGCATCCAGCGCGTCGACTGCTTCACCCACTGGTTCAGGTGGAGCTGACGGAACGTGTTCTCGTCGACCGGGCTGTTCATGGCCTTCGTGAACTCGATTCGCAGCGCGTCCTCCGTGAACGTCTGCCCGATCGACGGGTTGGCCTTGCGCCACACCGCCGGGTCCGTCCAGTCGTCATCCTCCTCGGCGTACCAGAGCGCACCATAGAAGCTGGGGTCGACCTTCTTTCCTGCTAGGACGTCGGCCGCGTACTGATGAAGCTCCCAGCAGATGCTGTTGCGGTCGAACCCGGCCGTCGTGATGGCGAACACGAGCGGTTGCGCGCGACTGAGGCCGGCGCCCTTCGTCATGACGTCCCATAGGTCGCGGTTCGGCTGGGCTTGGACCTCGTCGAAGATGACCGCCGAGGCGTTGACGCCGTGCTTCGTGTACGCCTCCGCGGAGAGGACCTGGTAGAACGAGCTGGTCGGCTTGAACACGAGCCGCTTTGTCGCCAGCAGCGGCGTGACGAGCTTCGAGAGCGTCGGGTCCTGCCCGACCATGTCGACCGCCACATCGAAGACGAGCGACGCCTGCGCGCGGTCCGCTGCGCATCCGTAGACTTCCGCGCGCTGCTCGCCGTCGGCGCACAGCTGCTTGAGCCCGATCGCCGCCGCGAGCTCGGACTTTCCGTTCTTCTTCGGGATCTCGATGTAGGCCGTGCGGTACTGCCGGAGCCCGTCGTCCGTCAGCGTGCCGTAGATGTCGCGGACGATCTTCTTCTGCCAGTCCAGGAGCGAGAACGGGGTTCCGTGGTACTTGCCCTTCGTGTGCCGGAGGAGTTCGATGAACGCGGCGGCGCGGTCCGCCTTCTTCGCGTCGAACATGTGCGTCTCACCCTCCCCCGAGCAGTTCCATCATCTGGCCTCCGCCGTCGTTCTTGTCCGGGCCCTTGATCCGGCTCCGGCTGCTGGGCGTCAATCCCAGCTCCACGGCCGCGCTCATCATCTGCTTCTCGAGCCGGCCCTCGATCACGAAGAACGCGGACACCGCCTCGTACCCGTTCGGGGTCGCGGCAATCATCCGGGCCTTGCCGTTCTTGAATGCATTGGTCACGCGGATCCATTCCTGGAAGTTCCAGCAGTAGACGGCCAGCACGGCGAAGTCCGCCTGCGTCAGCACGCGTTGTTGGCACAGCAGGTTTCCGACGCGCAGCCATTCCTTGCGCCCGACGTCCGACAGGTTGCGCGGGGCGTCGAGCAGACCGACGGGATACTCAGGTTCGCGCTCGTTCAGCGGCCTTTTCCCTGGATTCCCGTTGAGCAGCTTGACCTGAGTCGGCTTTGGCTTCCGACCCATGAAGTCCCCCTTTTCGATTTTGCGAAAAGCTGCGTGAAGTTGCGGGCTTCGGTCAAAGCCGTTTTGCCCCAGCGATTTCGACCCCCCTACCCCTTCGGTCTCGCCGCCCACTTCCCCGCGTGCTTCGCGTCATGACACGCCACGCACAGCGCCATCAGGTTGCGCTCGTCCAGCCTCGCCCCGCCATCGCTGATCGGCACGATGTGATGCACGAGCACGGCCACCGTCGTCCTTCCGTCGCCCTCGCACCGCTCACACAATGGATGGCGCCGCAGATAGTACGCGCGCAGCTTCTGCCAGTCGCCGTCGTACCCTCTGTCCTGTGCGTTGCCACGAGTCGCATCGTGCTCGTCCCTGTACTTGCGCATCCGTTCCTTGGCGATGTGCGCATGATCCGCACAGTATCCGTTGCGTCCTAGCCCGGCACATCCTCGCACAGCGCATGGTCTCAATGCACGATCCGGCATCGTCCCTCCCGTCCAGCGTCCCATACCCCTCCGCCCGGGCGCACACAACAGAACGCTCACCCACCTCTCGGCACGACGAAAGAGACGCCCCGGTCGCATTGACCAGGACGCCTCTCGATTTCGTCGGACTCCGACACTGCTACTATACGCTCTTACGACTGCTCATTTCTGCTCATGTTCTGGACGATGCGCGTAATCGCCCTGTCGTGCTTCCTGCGGACGTGGCTCTCGCAGTAGTTCATGTGCGCCCCGATCTTCTCCCAGGACTCCGCCATCGTGTAGCGGTAGAGCAGTATCGCGCCTTCGTCGGGCGGCAGTCCGTTGACCATTCGCAGGATATCTCCGATCTCGTCGCGCATCGCCTGCAACGACTTGCCCATGATGGCGCTCAGTTCCATGCGCTGGTTGACGACGCTCTCAATCTCGAACATCTCGATCTGCCCCGTCCTCGGCTCGTTGCTGAACCTCTGCGTCATGCGCGGGTAGAGCGTGTCGTACAGGGCCTGGCACGCGGCGTGGTTGCTCACCAGCGCCCGGTATCCGCGCAGGCGCTTGCGGACGTCCTCCTCTTTGTCGCTCCATTTGCTCGACGTCCTGATCGCGTCGCTCACCCATCCCTCCCCGTCAGCCAGTCCAGCGTGACGCCGTAGTAGTCCGCGATCGCCCGGGCGATGTGCAGGCACGGGGTCTTGCGGTCCTGCTCGTACTTGTAAAGGATGCTCCTGCAGATGCCGATGCAGTCCGCCGCCTGTTGTCCCGTCTGCCCGCGCTTGTGCCGCAGCTTCTTGATGCGCTGCCCGAATGTGTCAGTCATCACGCCCTCCTTCCGGCCGTCTCGGCCTGCTGCCAGTCCTTTTCACAATTCCTGGTCGTCGAATAGATCGAACATCGACATCTGTTTCTTGTGCGCTTCTAGGCGTTTTGTCGCAGCCGCGAAATACTCCGCGTCGATTTCGTACCCGTCGAGGTCAAACCCCAGATCGTGACAGGCGATGGCGATTGATCCGCTTCCGAGGTGCGTGTCGAGAATCTTGTCGCCAGGCTTGGCGTAGTTGGAGAGGATCCACTTGTAGAGTGCGACGGGCTTTTGAGTTGGATGAAATCGCGCGCTGTCCTGTGGTGCAATCTCGATCCACTTTGCGTTGCTGTTGAAACTCGTCCACGCGTACTCGCACATTGCCATCGAGAACTTCTCCGATATTGTCAGCTTGCGCCACACGAGAAAGCACCTAGTGCCCGGAAGCGGAAAGTAGTT